TATGGATAAAGGAGTCGTGGCGAAATCAACGCTTTGGGTCTATGGTGAAACAAAACCCGGTGACTGTGGAAGTCTACTCAGACCCGCCAGTAAAGGAGGCAAATTGCTAGGAATGCATTGTCTTCTGAGACGTAGCGGAATGTTTGGAAGCGAAGGTATGTCAGTAGTGCTTGTGCGCGAAGATCTGCGTGATTTCGTTGATGACCACATTGCCAAATGCAAGAAATTCATGACCTCCTGTCAGGGTGCCATAAAGTCTATTCCCCACTTTACAGTGGATGTTACACACATGGACCCCGTCATTAGAGAAGGTCACGTTTCACACATGCCTCCAGGGGATCACAACCCTGTGGGGTATGTCGAGAAATCGGCTAGAGGTCGCTCCGAGTCCAACTATGAGCCAAGTCTTTTACACAAGACAAAGTCTCAGATTGTTGCTCAAGGTCTGACTAAGAAAACAGCTATCCTAGACCATACGGACGGACGTCTATTGGAAAAAGGTTTCAAGTTTGAAAACCAAGGCGATTTCATGGTAAAGAATTGTAGTAAGAATTCTGATTGTTCCCTCGGGTTCAATCCGGAGCACAGCCGTATAGCAGCAGCTGACGTTGTCAGTCGTTATGTAGACCTAGCTGCTTTGAAGCGTCTCCCTTGCAAAGTTCTCACTCGCACTGAAACCATAAATGGTAAAGGTGAGCTTGAGAAACTACAGAACATGCCCACTAACACCTCAGCTGGCTATCCCTATGGTCAAGCTAAGTGGTCAAAAGGCAAATCTGGCAAGAAGAACTATTACACACAACTCGATTTGACTGAGAATCCGAATGCACTAGAAGACAGACATCACACGTCTACTGGTATAATTCGTGAAGTCTTAGGCGAGATGATACAAGACATTGGTGATGAGAGAAGACAAGGAATTGAACGCTCACACATCTATGTCCCGACCAACCCCAAGTATGAACGCATTCTTAGAGCGAAGCACCGCCACCTCCGTAAAGGAGAGAGGCCGGCTTTCATTTGGATGAACGTCTTCAAGGATGAAATCGTTAGTCAGAGAAAGATTGACGAGGCACGCACAAGAGTTATTTGCGCGTCGCCCCTTGACTACTCGGAGCTTGATCGTAAGTATTTCGGAGCTTTTATAAATGTCTTTTATTCAAGTCACACCCTAACTGAATCTGCAGTTGGTATGAACCCTTTCAGCAAAGATTGGGATGACCTCATCCGCAAGATGAAGAGAATGGGTGCCTTTGGATTTGATGGTGACTATCGTGAGTTCGACTCGCGAATGCTCAACATGTTCATTGAAGATATATACGGACCTATAGAGGAATGGTATAAGAATAATGACCCAAATTGGACCCTTGAAGATGCTACTGTAAGGTGGATACTCCTCAAGGAAGTCATGTCGACTCTGGAACTCATCTCCAACAGCCTGTACCGCTCTGAGCACGGTAACCCCTCTGGGAACCCGCTCACGACGCTCTTGAACACTTTGTTTGGTCAATGGTTGTTGAGAATGTATTATCTACACTGCTTTGGTTTGGAATCTACCGCCGAGCACGCTTACACAGACAGGTATAACGCTGACGCCCTTGCGGGTATGAGTGGCTACCACCAGAATGTGTGCCTTGCTCAGTATGGAGATGACAACTTTATCACGCCTTCATCTCGTGTTGAACACGTGATCAATTCCCTCGACTTCGCCATCTGGTTGCGCAGTAAAAACATCGTTTACACTGCAGCTGACAAGGAAGCGAAACTCTCGCGGAAGAATCGTCCAGTTGAAACTCTGTCCTTTCTTAAGGTCACGACATGTCACTGGAACAGTTCAATCACTAAGGGTATGGCAATGCCCTATGCGGAAGAAATGTCACTTTGTAAGACTGTGGCATGGATCCAAAAGAATGAACTTGGACCTGTCGTAGCACTGATCGACAACGTGAATGACGCACTACGCCGCGTTTGGTTTTCAGGACCAGAACGGTACAATGCTGTTAGGAGCGAGTTGCTCGATGCTTTTGCCGAGGCCAATGTTGACCCAGGCCGACTTCGTACTTTTCAAGACGGAGTAGGTGACTGGAATCAACACCTCAGACTTAAGACACAGTCTACTTCATCCGAAATCACCATGCAACAAACCCATTTTGTGATTCAAAGCCAAATGATGGGTGCGGAGAGCCCACTTGTTAGCGCTGTTCAAGAAAGCAACGTTACACAGGTGGTTGCCCCGCCTGCCAAGGGTGTAGCACAAATCGAACGTGTGCAACACACTGTGCAGAATGCCAGGAATCTATGTCGTCGTGGACATTTGTTCTTCTACCAACCGGAAAAGGACACCAACGAAGACATTGCGATACCAGTACACAGCATCTATGCGAATGAAAATTTGGACAATGCTCCAGATGCTCTCAGACGTAATTTGCTGAATTATTGGTCTTCGCCATTCCGTGTAAGGCATGACACCCCGGTTTTCACTTTCGTGGGAAATGTTGACATGCAGCTCGTTTACAGAGCTTACAACCCTGGAGCATCAGTCGCTCAAAACAATGAATTGAATTTCAACTTGTTGCTTGGCCGTCAGATCAACACCAATCCATTACAGGACTTAGTGTCCGTTTGGAATGGACCGCTTGATAATGGTGCTTCTGAGTGTGGCGTTGTGGTCGTTAAAGTACCCTACACCACACACCAAAACATCCTCAAGTTGCCTAAGAAGGCTTCTGACAGTGGTCAAGACTATTCGTCTGGTACTCTGTTCTTGAGGGTTAAACCGAGATTGATCGAGGAGAAATCCGGGACCACTCCCGCTAAGTATGAAGTTACCGATATTTTACGCGGTTATGCTCAACTAGGCGACTCGTCTCGTTTTGGAATGCTTTATTTAGTACCCAAACTCGTTCTCGATGCCAAACTCACGCCAAACACTTCGATTGCGCCCGACACTTATGTTGTTCCTACACCACCAGACCGCAAGGCCCGTGTGAACAAGGATTTGTCTAACCATGGTCAAGCATATGTTGCTCTGACTCGTGGCAGGACCAAGTATCAGATTATGTCTCAGGGTAATGTCACCTCTTACACCAAGAATGTGAACATCTCAGGTGTGGTAGACTCCACTTTAGAGAACGGAGGCTCAGACTCGTTTGAGGCCACCAACTCAGTGGATGCTAAAGCCAGCCTGGATAAACCCAATATTGGTGTGAACTATCAAACTGCTTTGCGGAGAGCTGCGCCGATGCTTTCTCACGGGTCCAATGTCACCTATGCCCAGGTGCTGGCACTCGTTGGAGGAGGTCTGCCCAGTGCGACTCCTGAAGTCATGTCAACCAGTACGGATGAAATGGCTTTGCGGCACTTGACCCAGCTCAATTACCTCAGGACTGAAGAAATTTATCTTGGGGGTGAAGCAAACACCGTCGTGGCTAGTGGTCCTTTGACCCCTTGCCCGAATCTTCTCACAGCGGAGATAGGAGACGAGTTGTCAGTTCCCATTATTGAGTTCACCTCAAACAAGTTCGCCTATTGGCAAGGCGGTCTTCACTACAGGTTTCACTTCGCTAAACCCCAGCCATCACGACTTCGTGTTGCTTTTGTGCTGGTTTATGGTAAGTCAACCGTACCCGCCACTTTGGTGGCCCGTACGGCCCAGTACGTTCACTATTTCGACCTGTCTTCGGACCAGTTGACTTTTGACGTTGTTGCGCCGTATCGTGCTATCACTCCCCGCCTGTGTATTCCATCAGGACCTGTCATTGCCGACAAATTTTTGGACTACGCTATGGGAAACTGGGCTCTAGTTGTTATTAACCCTCTCCGGACTGTTTCAAACTGCGCGACTTTCGTGTACTGTAACATGTTCGTTGGTTCTGCAGACGACTACAAGCTCTCAACTTATGGACACCGTAACTACTCGGTCAGACAGGAGATAGGACTCCCCCCACCTGAAGCGAAAGCTGAAGAGAGTTCTTACCTGGAAGACAACAAGGGTTTTACGATTGTGTCTCAAATGCAGAACGCTTCTGACTCCAATGGAGATTCAGGAGTAACCTTCTCTGAGTCTGAACCGATGGTTCCAGATAGAAAGAACGCAGCCAATGTGAGTGCCGCCCCACAAGCAGCACAAATGGTTCCTGAAAAGCAGCTGGACTATAAGTCCCTTGCAGCTCGACCTCAGTTACTAGCCACGTTCCCCTGGACGATCTCAGACAACGACCTCACGATTCTGTACCGTGGAAGAATCCCTTGGGATTTCATCGATGGTTCAGCAGCGTCTTCATTCCACATGTTCCAGTACTACAGAGGTGTGTTGCGCTTGACGATTCGTTGTCAGGCGACCCCTTTTCACTCTGGTATGTTGATCATCTATTTTGTCCCACTCACAAGTGACGATGAGATCGACGCCCATCATGTTGGAAGCAAGCAGAGCCAGACCATTGTCCAGCACGAATTCCTCGTAGCTTCTGAGTCTAACTCTGTCACCATTGAGATTCCCTTCACAGCTCTCACCAGCTGGCTGAACACGGATGACACCACCACAGACGAAGGTGGTTTGGTTATTCAGGTGTTTAATCAACTTGCTACTGGTGATGCTGAGCTAGATGAGGCCGAAATCTCTGTGATTGCATCCTTTGTCGACGCGGAGTTCGCTGTCATCGATCCTGACGCCTTCGCCACTCACCGCTTCCAGAGAAGCAGCCGGATAGACACCAGACCATGAGGTCGGTGTTTCTCTAGCACACTCGAGACCCCACAGCATTGGCTTTTCTGCCACATGTGGTTGTCTGAGGACCCACGATTATAAG